TTAATGCAACTTCAACTCCTTCAGATGGTAACTGGGGACTGACTGCTGCTTCACGTCAGTTTAATATACTACGTTCTGCTTCTGGTACACAAGATTATCCTGCAGGACGCACAACAGTTGGTTCTGACAACAACGCAACTTACTACTATAGACTTGGAAGTGGTGCTGATTATTCTGCTTCAGGTGGTAATTACACAATTACTAATGGAGATCTATCTACAGCATACGGTTTAGTATCTGACCCAGAATCACAGACAATCGATTATATTTTGACTGGTCCTTCTGGTGCTGATGATGCTGCTGCTATTGCTAAGATCACTTCAATAGTTAATATTGTTGAAGAGCGTCGTGACTGTATCGCATTCGTTTCTCCACGTAGAGCAAATGTAATTGGTATAACCAATACAACTTCTATTACAGATAACATTAGTAATTTCTTTAAGCAATTACCAAGTTCTTCTTATACAGTATTTGATTCTGGATACAAGTATATCTACGATAAGTACAATGATGTTTATCGTTACGTTCCTTGTAACGGTGACGTTGCTGGTCTATGCTTGCAGACAACTGAGACTTCAGAGCCTTGGTTCTCACCTGCAGGTTTCCAAAGAGGAATCGTACGGAATGCAATTAAACTTGCTTATACACCTAACAAGACTCAAAGAGATCAACTTTACTCTGATAGAGTTAACCCAATAGTTTCATTCCCAGGACAGGGAGTTGTACTATACGGTGATAAGACTGCTCTTGGATATGCATCTGCCTTCGACAGAATTAACGTTCGTCGTTTGTTCCTAACAATCGAAAGAGTTATATCTGGTGCTGCTAAAGCACAATTGTTCGAGCAGAATGATGAGACACAGAGAGCACTATTCCTCAACATAGTTGAGCCTTATCTCCGTGATGTTCAAGGTCGTCGTGGTGTAACTGATTACTTAGTTAAGTGTGACGGTGACAACAACCCTGCTGACGCAGTTGATCGTGGTGAGTTTTATGCTGAAATATATGTGAAACCAACACGTACTATTAACTACATCACATTATCCTTTGTTGCAACACGTACTGGTGTATCTTTCTCAGAAGTAGCAACCTAAATAACTCTGAGTTCGAGATGGATTAGAGACCCTACGGGGTCTCTTTTTTATGCTGAAAAAGTTCATTATTCTAAATAATATCACACGGAATTTCTGGGAACAATCATGGCAGTTAGAGGAACAATTGATAACTTTAAGAGTAAGGTCAATGCGGACTTTGCTCGCCCTAATCTATTCCAAGTAGATATCAACTTTCCAGGAGAGATTATTAGCCAGTCAGGTGGATTAGTAGACTTAGCAAAGTTTACTATTCGTGCAGCGAATCTACCTGCTTCGCAAATTGGTGTTATTGAAGTTCCTTTCCGAGGAAGGGTACTGAAGATTGCTGGAGATAGAACCTTTGAACCTTGGACTATTACAGTTCAGAATGATTCTAAGTTCTTGATAAGGAGCGCATTTGAAAAATGGGCACAAGCAATCCAAGCGTATGATGAGAACTTTACTTCTGCATCAGGATTACATTCACCAGATGATAAGACTGGTTACTTTGCAGACATGGAAGTTCATCAACTTTCAAGAGATGATCAAGAAAGCGGTGCTCATAAGGTCATCAAGTCATACAAGTTCTATAATGTATTCCCATCAAGTATTGCTGCAATAGATCTCGACTTTGGAAATAATGATGCAATTGAAGAATTCACTGTTGAGTTACAGACTCAATACTGGACTCCTATCCCTCCTAAGAACGAGAAGGGATCATAAAATAGGGTTTTAAAAAGTACCTAAATAAGTCAGGACCAATTTTTTAATAGAATGTCGCAGCTCTTTGGATTTAGTTTAGAGAGGGCAAAGAAGGTTCCTAAGGGACCTTCTTTTGTTCAAAAGGATAGCTTAGATGGTTCGCAACCTGTTGTTGGTGGCGGATACTATGGTTATTCTGTTGATTTTGATGGTCAGTTACGTAATGAGTATGAACTAATCACCCGATATAGGGAGATGGTTCTTAACCCAGAATGTGATAGTGCTGTTGATGACGTTGTTAATGAAACCATTTGTGGTAACTTTGATGACGTTCCTGTCTCTGTAGAATTATCAAACTTAAAAACATCTGAAAAGATCAAGAAGTTAATACGTGAAGAATTCGATGAAATTCTTCGACTACTTGATTTTGATAACAGATCATATGAAATATTTCGTCGTTGGTATGTCGATGGTAGATTATTTTTCCATAAAGTAATTGATCCAAAGCAACCAAGAAAAGGATTAACAGAACTACGGTATGTTGATCCAAGAAAGATCCGTAAGGTAACTGAGTATGAGGCAAAGAATCCTCAACAGTTACGTACTCAAGATTTAAACACTCAGTTAACACAGAAGAGTGCAGATTATTTCCTTTACAATCCTAAGGGTTTAAGGAATAGTACTAATCAGGGAATGAAAATTGCACCTGATTCTATTTGTTATTGTCACTCAGGTGTACAAGATCTTAATAAGAATCTAGTATTATCACACTTACATAAAGCAATTAAAGCAGTCAATCAGCTAAGAATGATTGAGGACTCTCTGGTAATCTATAGATTATCAAGAGCACCAGAAAGAAGAATTTTCTATATTGATGTAGGTAATCTTCCAAAGAATAAAGCGGAACAATACCTCCGTGAAGTAATGGGTCGTTACAGGAATAAACTTGTATACGATGCAAATACAGGAGAAATTAAAGATGACAAGAAGTTCATGTCGATGCTTGAGGACTTCTGGCTACCAAGAAGGGAAGGCGGTAGAGGAACTGAGATCACTACGCTCCCAGGTGGACAAAATCTTGGAGAACTTGAGGATGTCAAGTACTTCCAGAAGAAATTATACAAAGCATTAAATGTTCCTTCCTCAAGATTAGAGACAGAGACTACATTTAACATTGGTCGTGCTGCTGAAATCACAAGGGATGAAGTTAAGTTCCAGAAGTTTGTTGCAAGATTACGTAAACGTTTCTCCGAATTATTCTCTGATCTTCTTAAGACGCAATTAGTCTTAAAGGGTATTGTTACCTTGGAAGATTGGCAGGATATGAAGGAGCATATTCAGTTTGATTATATCGCTGATAACTACTTCACTGAACTCAAGGAGATTGAGATACGCAACGAAAGGTTAAACGTAGTTAATGCTATGGATCCTTACGTTGGTAAGTATTTCTCCATTGACTATATCCGTCGTCAGGTCTTGAAACAACAGGATCCTGAGATCAAAGAGATGGATAAACAGATTGAGAAAGAGATGGAAGAAGGATTGATCGCTGATCCAGCTGCGGAACTTGAAGCAATGCAAGATCCTATGCTTGGTGGTAACGGTCAATTGGCACCAGGAATGGCACCAACACCTGATCAATCAAGGACAATGCCCTCCGCAGATCAACGCAGAGGAGAAATTTAATAAATAAATAAGTAAAAGTGGGATTATTATGCCAAGTGAAATAGCCAATGGAATCGTAGATCACATTTTTAGTGACGAGAAATCTCGTGCTATTGATGCTACTAATGACGCATTAGCTGCGACTACATATGATTTGATTCAGCAAAAGAAAGCTGAATTTGCTGCACGTATGGGTTTTGATTTAGATCAAACTGCTCAAGCTGCTGCTGATGAACTGGAGGACAAACTCGTCGCTGATGGTGAAGAGGGAGAACCAAAGGTTGAACCTGCTGCTCAAAGAATGCCTCATGAGCCACCTCCAGAAGAGGAGGCACCAGGAACTCCAAGTTCCGTTGAGGATGAAGAACCTGAAATTGAAGCATCTGCTGAGACACCCACCGAAGAACAACCCGAAGAGGAGGAACCCGATGAGACTGATAGCTGAAGAAATTACTCAAGTAAAATTTCTATCTGAGGAAAAGGACGGCAAGAGGTCACACTTTATTGAAGGTGTCTTTCTTCAGGCAGAGATAGAGAACAAGAATGGTCGCAAGTATCCATTCAAAACTCTAGAACGTGAGGTTGCTAAGTATGAAGAAAGCACTATTAATAAAGGTCGTGCTCTCGGAGAACTTGGTCATCCAGATGGACCATCTATTAATTTAGATCGTGTATCACATAAAATACTCTCATTAAAAGGAGAAGGTAATAACTTTATAGGACGTGCCAAAATTCTTGACACACCTATGGGCAACATTGCTAAGAACCTATTAGATGAAGGCATACAGTTGGGAGTTTCTTCCAGAGGTATGGGTTCTCTACAGAAAGTAGAGGGAGTACAGGTTGTTCAAGATGACTTTATGCTTGCAACTGCTGCAGATATAGTAGCAGATCCTTCAGCTCCTGATGCATTTGTTGATGGAATCATGGAAGGAAAGGAGTGGATCTGGGATAATGGACTGTTAAAAGAAAGCAAAGTAGCGGAAATTAAACAGGAAATTGACCAAGCAACTCTCATAAATATCCAAGAACGCAAGGTTGCCGCGTTCAATAAGTTTTTGAGAAGTTTGTAATTTATAAATAATCGTAGACAAAAGCACAGTATTCGGAGTTAAAACAAATGTCTGACACCTCTAACAAAGAGCTAGATAACATGGAGCAAGTGAGCGAAGACGCAGCTACTGGTGTTACCGCTATCAAAAAGGGCGCAACAGCAGGAGAAAAAATAGATACTTCCCAAGGAAAGTTTAATGCTATCGGTGGATCTGATAGTAAGTCAAGCGAAGGTGCCAAAGGAACTAAGAACCTTGGTGCATCAGCCGCTGGATCTACTTCTGTAGAAGGAGACAAATCTATTAAGACAAAGCCGTCTGACGCTTCGACTGCTAATGTTGGCGCACCTCTATCTGGGAAAATTTTCGATGACGTACAAAACGAAAGCGAGGAAGTTATCCAAGAAGAGACCCCTCAAACCGAATACGACTTTACTGAAGATGTTGACGCTCTTGTCGCTGGTGAAGAACTGAATGAAGAGTTCAGAACCAAAGCGAAGACAATCTTCGAGGCTGCAGTTACCTCTCGTGTTAATGACGAGCTTAAGGTAATGCAAGAATCTTTCGAGTCTGCTCTCACAGAGGAGATCGATAAGGTTAAATCAGAATTGGCCGAGAAAGTAGATGACTATCTATCTTATGCTGCTGAATCATGGATGAAAGAGAACGAACTCCAGATTGAGCACGGTATTAAGACTGAGATGGCTGAGTCATTCTTTAACGGTATAAAAGAACTCTTTGTGGAACATAACTTTAGCGTTCCCGAAGAAAAATTCAACCTACTTGACGGTATGGCTGAAGAGCTAGATGATATGGAGAAGAAGCTCAACGAACAAATCGACACTAATGTTGACCTTAACAAGCGCATTGGTGAGTTTAGAAAAATGGAAATCGTGAACGAAATTGCAGTTGGATTAGCAGAGACTGAAAAGGAGAAGCTAGTTAAACTTGCAGAGGGTGTTGAGTTTGAAACTGAAGAAGACTTTACAAGTAAAGTCGAAACTATCAAGGAATCATACTTCACTAGGAAGGCTGAAGTTGCAGGATCTGCAACGGAACCCACCGAAGAAGCATCTGCACCTTTGGTAGAAGAGACCACTGCAAGTGGCCCTATGGGTAAATACGTAGAGGCAATCTCTCGCTGGTCTGACAAATAATTAACAAACAACTACTTTTAACGGAGAAAAATGGCTGATATTAAGCAACTCCAAGAGAAGTGGGCACCCGTTCTGAATCACGATGCTCTTCCAGAGATAGAAGATTCTTATAAGAAAGGCGTAGTCGCACAACTCTTAGAGAACCAAGAAAAAGCACAAGTCGAAGAAGGACAGATCCTTAATGAGACTTTACAAACAGTAGGCACAGGTGGATATGGTGCTGGTGCAACCGCAACTGGTCCAGTTGCTGGTTTCGACCCCGTACTGATCTCACTAATCAGACGTTCAATGCCTATGTTGATCGCCTATGATATTGCTGGCGTTCAACCAATGACAGGTCCAACAGGACTTATCTTCGCAATGAGAACTGCTTACGGAGACGAGAGAAGTCCTGCTTCTTCCGACTTCAGAGAAGCATTCTTCAACGAGCCTAACGCAGGTTTCTCAGGTGGTCCAGGAACAGGTCTTGCTAAGTATGACCCAACTGCATCATCAAGTGCTGTTAACGACGCAGAAGGTGCTAACCCTGCTGTTCTTAACGACAGTTCTGCTGGTACTTACGAGAAGACTGGTGATGCTGAAGGTATGGCAACAGCCACTGCTGAAGCATTAGATGACAGTGCTGTAAACACAGCCTTCAGAGAGATGGGATTCTCCATCGAGAAGGTGACGGTTACTGCTAAGTCACGTGCTCTAAAAGCTGAGTACAGTATCGAGCTTGCTCAAGACTTGAAAGCAATTCATGGTCTTGATGCCGAGCAAGAGTTAGCTAACATCCTCTCAACTGAGATCCTTGCTGAAATTAACAGAGAAGTCGTTCGTACGATCTATGTTAACGCAGTAGAAGGTGCTCAGAATAACGTTGCTGACGCAGGTATATTTGACCTTGACGTTGACAGTAATGGTAGATGGTCTGTTGAGAAGTTCAAAGGACTTCTGTTCCAGATCGAAAGAGATGCTAACGCTATCGGGCAGCAAACTCGTCGCGGGAAGGGCAACATTCTAATTTGCTCTGCAGACGTTGCATCTGCTCTTGGAATGGCTGGCGTTCTTGACTACGCTCCTGCTCTTAATGGTAACAACGGATTGACTGGTGTAGACGATACATCTTCAACTCTTGTTGGTACTCTTAACGGACGCATCAAGGTATACGTTGACCCATACTCTGCTAACGTTAGTGACAAGCACTTCTATGTTGCTGGTTACAAAGGTACTTCTGCATATGACGCTGGACTGTTCTACTGTCCTTACGTTCCTCTACAGCAAGTCAGAGCGATCAACCCTAACACCTTCCAACCAAAAATTGGCTTCAAGACTCGTTACGGAATGGTTTCTAACCCCTTCGCACAAGGTCTTACCCAAGGTTCTGGAGCACTTACTGCTAATACTAACAAGTATTACAGACGTGTACAGGTTGCAAACCTAATGTGATCCTTCGGATACATACTTCAAAGAGACCCCAGAGGGGTCTCTTTTTTTTGCTAAATAGATTAGTTTGTCCAAAAATAATGACGAGTTTGATTGATCCAAGAGAATTTTCAGATGCTGTCGGCCTATTGAGGTCGTTTTTTTTGTCTAAAAACTTTCTAGAAGTTCACACACAAAATAGATTAAGCATCCTTGCTGCTTGTGAAGATCCAGAAACCGTAGCAAGTTATAATTATGGTGGTAATATCTGGCCACTACCACAGACAGGTCAGATGTGGCTTGAACATGAATTACTTTCCAACCCTTCAGAAGAAGGGTTTTTCTGTGTCTCTACATCTTATAGAGCAGAACCAAATCCTGTACCAGGTAGACATGAGACTATCTTCCCCATGTTTGAATTTGAAATGAAGGGTGGTGTAGAAGAACTAAAAGAAATGGAGATAGAATTGTGTCAATGGTTAGGTGTACCATTGGAAGAATATAACATTAAAAAATATGCATCATGGGCTGAGGCATTTAAGACCAAGGAGATAGACCATGATCATGAGAAACAAATTGGTAGAGGTATGATTACTGACTTCCCTGAGTGGACATCACCATTCTGGAATATGGCAAGAAATACTGATGGCACAAGTAAAAAGATTGACGTTATATTAGGTGGCATGGAAACTATCGGTAGTGCTGAAAGGAGTACCGACAAGGATCAAATGCGTGATACATTCTACACTATATCAGATGGAGGTTATGCTCAACTGATTATAGACAAGTTTGGTAGAAGTAGGGTAGAGCAAGAACTTGAACAGTTCCTTGACTTTGACTTCTTCCCCAGAAGTGGTGGAGGGATCGGAATGACCCGTATAATCTCAGCCCTTAAATAGGGCTTTAATGTGAGGTGACGAAACTGGTAAACGTGGCAGGCTGTTTCCCTGCTGTTCTGCTTGCGGGACTTGATGGTTCGACTCCATCCCTCACAGTTTAAAATACTATATATCATATCATGATAATATCTTCTAATGCAGTTTAACGAACGTGATATCCAAAGATTGATATGGACATGTCAATGGAGAAAGGAACGTATAGATCCTAAGAAAAAAGGTGCTGAATATTTTTCAAATCAAATGGATGATTTAATTCATAAATTAGAAAACTATCAGACGGAAATGGAATGTCCTGATTGTTGGGATCCTCATTCTTCTTGTGCAGTTCATGCCTGATCATACCTTTACATTCACTGATGAGCAACTACTGTGTTTACAAGTGTGCTTACAAAATGCACCAACACCATATCATATCTCTAAGAAGAAGATAGTATCTGATGTTGAGGATATAATAGGTAAACCACCCAAAGTGGAACATGAACCATTAAGGTTACCTAAGTATGATCTAACAAAATATGGAATAACTGATTGATTATGAATTATAAAGACTCTGGTGTTGATATAGATGCTGGTAATGCATTTGTTCAAAGATTAAAATCAAAACTTCCTCACATTGGTGGGTTTAATGGAATGATACCATTACCATCTGGTTATGAGAAACCTGTATTAGTTTCTGGTACTGATGGTGTAGGTACTAAAATTAATATGGCACAGGTGTTCAATGATTGGACAACCATTGGTATAGATCTTGTTGCTATGTGTGTTAATGATGTGATTTGTTGTGGAGCACATCCATTATACTTCTTAGATTATATTTCTTGTGAGAAGTTAGATGATAAAGCAGATCAGATAATGGAAGGTATTATCAAGGGATGTGATCTGGCAATGGTACATCTTTTAGGTGGTGAGACTGCTGAACATGGTAGGTTTGCTAAAGACTATGATCTTGCAGGATTTTGTACAGGTGTTGTAGAACAGAATGAAATTATTAATGGTAGTCTAATTAAAGAAGGTGATAAGATAGTAGGATTACCCAGTAGTGGACTGCATAGTAATGGATACAGTCTTATCAATGATATGTTATGGAGACATAAGATTTATTATAAGGATACTCCTGAGTTACTTACACCAACTACAATCTATTGGCCACAGGTTAAAGATCTACTGGATGAGATACCTATTGTAGGTATGGCACATATCACAGGTGGTGGATTGATTGAGAATGTTCCACGTATATTACCTGAAGGATTAAAGGCTAATATTGATTGGACTTCTTGGGAGAGGCCAGAGATCTTTAATAAGATAAAAGAAGCAGGTGAGATAGAAGAGGAAGAAATGAGAAGAGTATTTAATATGGGTATTGGTTTTGTACTAATTGTTCCACCTGAAATAGAGATAGATGGGGTCATTGGGTACGTGACTAAATAGTTAAAATTATGACTTTGCTATGATTACTGACATAAACTATGAAGGTTTTATCGGTATCTATGATACTGAATATGACTGTGATCCATTGATTGAATATTGGAAGTATCAAGATAAGGTAGGTGCTACTTTTAAAAGGAGAGGCATCTTTGGTAAGGAGAGAAAACCTCATACCAGAAAAGATACCTGTCTTGCTACAGAAGATTTCATGGTAGATCATAACTGCGGTTATCTTTATATGCAGCAATACAATCAAATTATTGGTGCATGCTTAGAAGATTATGTCAATAAGTTTGAACAAATGATTCATTTTCGTTACCAACAGGTATACTTAAATG